AAAGACCTAAACAGCGGAGAGCGTATAGTAGATGCATTTCAACGCAACGAACACGCTAAGTACTTCCTGAAGCAGAGCCAAACGGAGAAGCCTATGGTCGATATGCTGGGGGGCTTCCCATTCAGAGCGAAGGCGGATATCTGGAACGACAGCTTCCTAGCTGATATCAAGACTACGACAGACCTAAAGGCATTTAGATATAGCGCAGATAAATATAGCTACGATATGCAATGCTACCTCTACTGCAACCTCTTCCAGAGGTCGTACAAGGATTGGTACTTCATTGTCCTAGACAAAGCATCCTGCGATATTGGTATCTACGATGTGAGCGAAGAGTTTTATAAAAGAGGTGAGGCTAAGTTCAATAGGGCTATAGCTATTTATAAGGACTTCTTCGTTAAAGATAATGACCTAGATTCCTATATTATTAGAGATACGCTTTGAAAAAGCACACTAAAATCTATATGCAGTATTTCAACTATGTGCTCGATGACTTCATTCCTTGCGAGGTTTGTGGAGCAAGAGCTGTTGACATACATCACATAGAGAACAGAGGAGCAGGAGGTGGTAAAAACAAAGACACTATAGAAAACCTAATGGCAGTATGTAGATCGTGTCACCTAGAACACGGAGACGTACCAGATAAGATTGAATGGCTAAAACAGATACACAATAGAAAATTATGATAGACCTTAGATGGCTTGTAGTTATAGTGGTATCCGTGATCAGTGTCGTTTTAATATACTTAACAGGAAAAGAAGAAAAATGATGCGTACCAAATCGGTACACAAATAAAACCAACAATGATACAGAACGATAAGGTTTTGTGTATTTAATAGAACACTATGTCAAGTAAACTGCACAAGATGCTTGACACCTTTAACACCAAAGACAATGGGTAAATACTTAAAGCAAGGATTTGTAAGAGCGTTAGAGTGGAAACATATGAGAGAAAAAATCTCCCACTCTAAAATGGTAGAGTTGATGGAGGAAGAATGCATCAAGAACTATAAGAAAGAAATAGAAACCTTTAAAACAAAATAAAATGAAAACGCCAATGCAAGAGTTGATTGAGGTGCTTAAAATCCATAGAGATACAGCATTTGAGAAGGAAAAAATATACCCTAACAATAAAGAGTATTATGAAGGCAGAGCAAAAGCATTTGAAGATGCCATAAGTTTTACAGAGGAACACCTTAAGAAAGAGGGGGAAATCATCCGCAACGCATTCAGCGATGCACAACACGGAGCAGTTGAATCAAGATGGACTGCTGAAGAATACTTTGAAGAAATCTTTAATAATAAATAAAATGAAAAGAACACTAATCATTTACAACACAAAAGAGACTACACAAGAAGAATCAGCACACCTTCTTAAGATTCTTAACTGCGATGATTCTATGATTTGGGATAATGCAGATAGATGCGGAGTAGAGATTATTGAAGTACCAACAGATAAAATAGAAGAGTAATGAAGAAGATTGTATTTTTAATCGCATTAGCATTTTTAGTGCTGAAACTAACATCAGTAATTGATTGGTCTTGGTGGTTGGTTTTATCACCCATCCCAATTAGTTTCACCATCGGATTCATTAAAGGATTCGTTAAGTCAGTAAAGAAACACGCTAATTAAAAAAAAACTGACCCCACCCCTTACCCATAAGAACAAGGCGCATAGGTTCTGCAAAGTACACGCAGTTAATGGGGTCTTTTTTTAACCTTTAACACCAAAGAGAAATGAGAGAATGTAATTGTAACACGCCAAGCATAATAGACTTGTGCAATAGAGACAGAGAGACTTATGGTATTGAGAACGATTAGTGCCTACCTTCGCAAGAAGCGACACATAAAAACAACAGAGGCATACCTAGATATGTTAATGCTAGATAACATCAACCTAAGTATACAGGCTAGTAGGTTCGGATGGAATGAAGAGATACAACACCAACTAACCAACTCAGCACACTTGATACGCAAGTACCAAAGAAGATTGAGACTAATAAGAATGTAATGGGCAAGAGCGAACAGATACTAGTCAATAGGAAAAACCTAGAGATGTTTATAAGCATCCTAACACAAGTACACCTACGAGGTCAATTATCAGCGGATGAACAAGCATTTCTAGGTAAGTTCGTAGAACTACCACCTGCACCTACGCAACCTAACAGGTCACAGCGTAGACTCAATCAGAAGGTAATAAATGATATCATCAGAGAGGAGCGTAAACGCAATATGAAGAAATAGGGTTTTATAGTTAGGAAGTTTACTAAATTTTACACATAAAAAATGGATAGCACACAAGAACACAAGAAGGCAATGCTGAAGGCATTAGAGGCAAAACTGGGTATAGTTACTGCTGCCTGTAGTGATGTGGGTATATCTAGACAGACTCACTATAACTGGCTCAAGGATGATCCAGAATACAAGAAAGCAGTAGATGAGTTAGAGAATGTAGCACTAGACTTTGCAGAGGGTAAGTTGCACGAGCAAATCAAAAGCAACAACCCTACCTCTACCATCTTCTATCTAAAGACTAAGGGTAAGAAGCGTGGCTATATTGAACGACAAGAGATAGCTCACGAGGGTATCAAGACCTTTACCATAGAGGAACTGGATGGGGAAGATAGCAGTCAATAAAGTATACACACATCTCAAGAGGTCAGACAAGAAGATAGTAGTCGAGCAGGGTGGTACTCGTAGCGGTAAGACCTACAACATCCTCCTCTGGCTCATCTTCTACTACTGCACCAAGAACACAGGCAAGACGGTGACCATAGCTCGTAAGACCTTTCCAGCTGTCCGCAGCTCTGTGATGCGTGACTTCTTTGGCATACTCAAGCAGCACGACTTGTACATAGAGGACAAGCATAACAAGTCCAACAGCGAGTACGTCCTCAATGGTAACCTAGTAGAGTTCGTATCTCTCGACCAACCTCAGAAGATACGAGGGCGTAAGCGTGACCTCGCATTCTTAAACGAGGCTAACGAGTTGAGCTTTGAGGACTGGCAACAGATAGTATTCCGTACTAACGGCAGGATCATACTAGACTACAATCCCTCTGACACTTACCATTGGATATACGACAGGGTCATCCCTCGTGAGGATGTGGACTTCTACCAGACTACATACCTAGACAATCCCTTCCTTGACGAGACAATCAAGGAGGAGATAGAGAGACTGAAGGAGACGGACGAACACTACTGGCGTGTCTATGGACTAGGAGAGCGAGGAACTAACCGAGCGCAAGTGTTTCAATTCACAACCCTACAGCAAGTACCTAGCACAGCAAAGTTCCTGTCCTATGGCTTGGACTTCGGATTCACCAATGACCCCTCTGCTCTGGTGCGCTGTTACCAAGATGGGAACAACCTCTACTTCGAGGAGATGCTATACAGTACTAACCTCACTAACCACGACCTAGCAGTACGCTTCAATGACATAGGGGTAGGTAGGTACGAGGAGATATTTGCAGACTCGGCAGAGCCTAAGAGTATAGAGGAGCTACACAGGATGGGCTGGAACATCAAGCCTACTACTAAGGGTACGGATAGTGTGAACGCTGGTATAGATATGCTCAAGCGTTACAAGCTCCACATCGTAGGGGCTAACTTGATGAAGGAGATGGAGAACTATAGATGGATGGAGGACAAGAATGGCAACCTCCTTAATAAGCCAGAGGATAAATGGAATCACCTTATTGATGCAGCGAGATACGGTGTATACAATAAATTAAGCAAACCGAACTATGGAAGATACGCAATCCGTTAAGCTACAAGTACCAGAGAGTCTAGCAGACATACCTATCAGTAAGTACAAGAAGTTTATCGCTATGGCTACTGAGGACAATGGTGACGAACAAGCACTCTACCACTTCTGCGGTCTTACACCTTCCCAGCAGGAGCGTATGAAGGTATCAGACAAGAACCGCCTACGCCTTATACTATCTACTGCACTAAGTGCGAAACCAGCTCTAGTACAGACCTTCGAGTTCAAAGGAGTCAAGTATGGCTTACATCCCAAGATAGAGGACATCAGTATGGGAGAGTATGTAGACCTTGACGAGCTACTCAAAGAGCCGTACAAGAACGCAGAGAAGGTGCTAGGCATCCTCTACCGTCCTATCACTTCTAAGAAGTTTGGCAAGTACCTCATCGAAAACTACGACCCAGACAAGCACACAGGCGAAGGCTTTGACGAGCTAGGCACGAATATATTACTAGGGTGTATGCTTTTTTTTTATCGTTTAGAAATCGCCTTGCTGATAACTTTCCTTCGATCTTCACAGAAGGAGGAGATGACGAACCAGCCTTCGACAAGCAAACCCAGTTCTCCAAAAAGTGGGGCTGGTATAGCGCAATCCATCAGATTGCTGGAGGCGATATCACGAAGTTTGACGAAGTAACAGACTTGCCTATGCGTACCTGTCTCACCTTTCTAGAGTTCGTGATGGATAAGGGAGATGTTGAAAAGTCAATAGCCAATTCAAAAAGAAGGTAGGATATTAAGAATCTTTTGTGTATTATTGTTGTATACTAATCAAAACACAAGAGAGATGAACTTGTACGAACAACTTACACAGCCTCACAGAGACAAGCTACAAGAGGAGGCAGACAAGTACCCTACAACTGGGAAGCTAATCAAATACGCCCTAGAGCATAACAGCTCAATGATGGGGTTGACTATCAAGGAAGCGATGGACATACACACCATCCTCTTCCCTTTCGAGCCGTTCTCATTGTCTAACCTATTTAGCTTAGTGTGATGGACTACTTAGACTGGGAACTAGCGGTGTACCAAGACTACGAAGGTCGTATGTGCGACATCTGTGGGGAGTACAATGATGATGACTGGCGGTGCGAATGCTGTCACGATTGCAATAAAACCTCGTGCGAATGCGAGGAAGAAGAGATACATTTGGGTATATAGTGGTGGTTCGCTATATAGGTTTGGTTGAGAGGGGGCAGTAGCTCCCTCTTTTTTTATCCCATCTTTTACGGATGGGGTTTTTTAATTATATGAAGAAAGGATACTACCAAATAACTGAGGCACTTAAAACAGCAGCCGAATCAAACGACCACATCAATCAAGTGAGCTGGGGCAACATATTCGACCTAGACTTCCGTAAGATGGATATGTACCCTCTGGCGCATATCATTACAGGGAACGCCACACTCAACGAGCGCACCATCACCTACGACTTCGACATACTCATTATGGATATAGTCGACTACAACAAGGATGCTAAGGACTTGTATGAGGGAGGTATGATGAAGCAAGATATCTACCATAGAACACTAGCTACCCTATCTGAGATCCTCGCTACGTTCCGTAGAGGTACGGAGTACGAGGCTTACTTCCGTTTGACTAATGATCCAGTAGCGCAGCCCTTTGATGAGGACTACGAGGCTAATGTGTGCGGCTGGATGGCTACGCTATCTATTGAGGCAATCAATCCTAACAACATCTGCTAATGGATGGCAACATTAACAAGGATAACACCAAAGCAGCCCTAGACAAGTTTGGTAAGTACCTAGTCAAAGAGGCTAGGAAGAACCTCACACGCAAGAAGAAGAACAATACTAAAGCACTATATAACTCTCTAGACTACGAGGTGAATGTGATGCCCAACAGCCTCACCTTCGACTTTCTTATGGAGGAGTATGGGGAGTGGGTAGACAAAGGGCGCAAGGCAGGTAAGATGCCTCCTGTAAAAAACAAAAAAGGAGAAGGTATACTGAAATGGGTTGAACACAAAAGGATACAATTCAGAGACAATAGTGGTAAGTTTGAAAGCTACAGAACTACAGCTTTTATTATTGCTCAAAGCATCAAGAAGCGAGGTATACCAGCTACCAAGTTTTACACTAGACCATTTAATCTAGGCTTCGCTAAACTACCTTCAGAGCTTACTCAAGCCTATGCACTAGACGTAGAGGAGTTCCTAGACTATACATTGAATGAACTAAACGTAACATACAAAAATGGCAGTAAATAGCCCAACAGGACTACTAGGAGTACGCAGTCCTATCTTCATCACTTGGGACGGTACAGGTACAGCAGCAAGTGACATCTACTACTTCAAGCTAGAAATCTACGCTTGGACAGGTGATAAGGATGTGCGCCCTGCTGATCCTGTGTACACCATAGACAGGACTACAGGCTTCGTGAACTCATACCCTACCGCTGACATAGCCCCCTTCCTAGAGAACCTATTCGACCAGAAGACTACCAACCTAGACACAGATACCTTTACTACCTTGAGCAGCGACAGCCTACTCTGGGTAGAGGTAGACTACGACATCGAGTACTTAGATGACCCATTCATAGTAAACGACACAGGCACGACTACACGCTTCCTAGCAACAGATGGCTATAGCGACTTCACAGACCTAGCCAATAAGGACATCGGTCAAGCTATCCTTATGGAGGCAAGTGAGAAGTACCTATACGAGTTTGACACTTACAATATGCCTATCTACTTGGGTGACGTAGGCAGTAGCTACCAGACCAATGCAGTCAAGGTTAAGATACTTGGATCAGACGGCACGAGTGACGAGGTGACGATCACCATAGGCACAGGAGAGGATGCAGAGGATAGAGTGCTACTCTTCCCTGTTGGTATCCCTAACCTACAGAACTACCTATACAACGAGGGGCTGACATCCCTCACCGAGCCACGCACACTGCCCTACTATGATGTGCAGATACTAGACAGCGTAGATACTGTCGTAGATAGCAGGAGGTTCTATGTACAATGCGAACCCAAGTACACGCCTGTACAGTTGCAGTTCATCAACCGCTATGGTATGTGGGACACACTTACCTTCTTTAAGGCATCACGCCAATCTGTGAACGTAACCAAAGAGAGCTACCGCCAAGTGGTAGGCTCTGCTGACTCATCAGGATACGATTGGGAAACATACTCACGAGGAGCGAGAACGTACAACCACAGCCTCGCTAAACGCACTACGTTGAACACAGGATTCGTAGACGAGAGTATGAGCGACACCATAGAGGATATGCTGATGAGCGACTACGTTCTAATGACCATAGACCGTACTACGGTTCGAGTGGCTGACACTTACAACATACGCCAGTACTTCAGAGCCGTCACTATAGACACGCAGTCTGTGGCAATACAGAAACACATCAACGACAAGACTATCAACTATACGCTGGATGTTAGCTTTGCTACACCAGAGAACGCTAGACTATGATAGAGATTTACATAGGCACAGACAGGGTAGACACCTTCAAGGATGAGGATGTAAACATCACGCTCAATGTTCAGAACATACAGGACATCAGCAAGGTGTATGCTGACTACACGCAGAGCTTCAGCGTACCAGCCTCTAGGGTGAACAATGACCTCTTCAAGCACTACTACAACGCTGACGTGACTGGTGGCTTCTCAGCTGCCCTACGGCAGTCTGCTACTATCCTATTGAATAAGGAGACGTTCAGAGAGGGTAGCATCGAGCTGGTAGCAGTCAATATGCAAGGCAACCTACCGAGCAGCTATGAGATAGTGTTCTACTCAGCTGGGGTGAGTCTGATTGACTTGTTCGGTGACGATGAGCTGACCGACCTAGACCTATCAACATACAACCACAACTACACAGGGGCAAACGTAAGGACAGGGCTTGAGAGTGGCTTGAGCAGCCGCAATATCATATACCCTCTTATCTCACCAAAGATACACGAGGTGGATGGTGTAACGCCTAAGAAGTGGTTCTACGATAGCAGTAGCTCATCACACTCAGACTACAACCTAGCCTACCATACAACAAACGACCCACACGGTCTACACTACTACGAACTGAAACCAGCCATCCGTCTAGCTCGTATCATAGATGCTATAGAGAGCAAGTACAGCATCACCTTTAACAGCGAGTTCTTCGCTAGTGCTGAGTTCACCGACCTATATCTGTGGTGTCACCGCAGGGAGGGCTTTATGTTTGAAGACCAGCCTACAGGATTCGAGGAGGCAGAGGCAGTAGACTTCACGTCTGCTACAGGGTCGGGATTCAACACGACCACAGACGAGCTGACTATCCCTGCTACTTATGACAGATTCATCTGGCGATACAGTGCAACGTGTTCAGATGACTATCAATTCCATTGGTACATCAATGATGTGTTCTTTACAGCAGTCAGTCATAGTGGTAACGTCACAGACGAGGAAATATACTTTAACAGCCTAAGCACAGGAGACCGCATACAGATGCGTTTCCTACCAGCTACAACCAATACCTCTATCACTTCGGTTAGTGCATCGGGT